GAGAAGAGCATTTATTATTACAAGTTGGAGATGTATATGCTATTATAAGATATGAGTAGAATTATACCCACATATGAGAATGGCAAGTGGGGTACTACTGAATTTAATACTGATGCAGATTTTAGAGAATATTTAGAAGGTATCTTTAAAGAACCTGGAGAATATGGGTTTACTAAATTAGCTCTTAAGTTTAATGAACAAGCAAGAATATTTAATAAAGAGGGTTTTTATTGTAACTCACCATTTAGATCTAAAGATTTTATAGCATATTGGCAGGATCAAAAAAATAAATGTAGATCTGGAGTTATATATATAGATGGGGATATGCAATGGTATCTTACCAGAGATTATTATATGTGGCTTAACTTTTTACCTATTTTTGATAAAGAAGAAAAACATTACGGATTTGCTAAAGTAAGAGATGCACAATACCATATGGCATTGTATGAAATTATAGCTGAGTTAAATCATCAGCACGTTGCAATACTAAAAAAACGTCAGATAGCTTCTTCTTATTTTCATATGGGTAAAATTATAAATCAATATTGGTTTGAAGAAGGGTCAATATGTAAAATTGGTGCTTCATTAAAAGATTATATTAATGATAAAGGATCATGGAAGTTTTTGGAAGAATACAAAACATTTCTTAATGAACATACTGCATGGTATAGACCTAGTAATCCAGAAAAGGTATTATTATGGCAACAACAAATAGAAGTCAAAGTAAACAACAGAAAAACATCAAGAGGTCTTAAATCAAAGATACAGGGTGCTTCATTTGAAAAGAATGCTACTACAGGGGTAGGGGGTCCTTGTACATATTTCTTTCATGAGGAGGCGGGGATTGCAAAAAACATGATGCAGACTTATGAATATTTACGTCCTGCAATGTCTTCAGGTATGATGACTACTGGTCAATTTATTGCAGCAGGATCTGTAGGGGATTTAGAACAATGCAATCCTTTAAAAGATATGATAATGAATCCTGGGGCTAATGATATATATGCTGTAGAAACTAATTTAATGGACGCTGACGGTACAATTGGTATGGCTGGATTATTTATACCTGAACAATGGTCAATGCCTCCGTATATTGATGATTATGGAAACTCACAAGTTGAAGAAGCTATTAAAGCAATTAATATAGAAAGATCAAGGTGGAAAAATGAATTAAATGGTGAACAATTTCAATTAAGAATATCTCAAAAACCACTTAATATTTCTGAAGCTTTTGCATATAGAAAAGAATCAATATTTCCACAGGGTATATTAAGCAAGCAATTAAAAAGGATTGAAGAAAAAGAATACCCATATGAACTTATTGCTTTAGATAGAGATGAGACAGGAGTAGTAGCTAAGAGAACAAGTAAATTACCAATATCTAAATTTCCTGTAGATAAAAAACAAATAGATAAAACAGGAACAATAGTAGTTTGGGAAAGACCAACTAAATCTCCTGCATTTGGATCTTACTATGCTTCTATTGATCCTGTGTCAGAAGGAAAAACTACTACATCAGATTCATTGTGTAGTATTTTTGTATATAAAAATGCTATAGAGGTAACACGCCAATTAGCTGGAGGAGATGTTGAACAATTTATTGAAAAAGATAAAATTGTTGCAGCATGGTGTGGTAGATTTGATGATATAAATAAAACACATGAAAGGTTAGAGTTAATTATAGAATGGTATAATGCATGGACAATTGTAGAAAATAATATATCATTATTTATACAACATATGATTGCAAGAAGAAAACAAAAATATTTAGTTCCTAAACAACAAATATTATTTTTGAAAGATTTAGGATCTAACAAAACTGTGTACCAAGAATATGGTTGGAAAAATACTGGCACACTATTTAAAAGTCATTTAATTTCTTATGCTATAGAATTTTTAAGAGAAGTGATAGATGAGGAAACAGATAAGGAAGGTAATGTTATGACACAAACATTAGGTGTAGAAAGAATACCTGATCCTATGCTATTAACAGAAATGCTTGCTTATCATCCTGGTTTGAATGTTGATAGAATGGTTGCGTTTGGGGCATTAATAGCGTTTGTAAAAATTCAACAATCAAACAGAGGATATACTAAAAGACGTGAATCAGAGGATAATTCCTTGGTAAATTCACAAAAAATAAGTAAATTAAAGTATAGCCCGTTTAAAAACATTGGGCGTAATGGTGTAACTAATTCTAGAGGTAGGAGATCTGGCTTTAAAAATTTTAAATAGATGAGAGTATTAAATGCAATGCAAATGAAGGATGGTGCTAAAGCAGAAAGTGGACCAACATTTTCTAGCTTAACACAACCAGTTCAATTTTTACCATATAAGAAGAAAGATGATAATTGGGCAGCATGGAATTTAGATTGGTTAGAATTACAAGGTATAGAATTTTTAAGGGTAAATTCAAGAAGACTTCTTAAAAATTATAAGTTAGCTAAAGGTGTAATTGATAAAACTGATTATATAGTTGAGCCAGATAATGAGTATAAAGATATGATGGATGTTCTTACTAAAGAGAATGATTCAGCATTAGAATTAAAATTTTATCCAATAGTTCCAAATGTAATTAATGTATTAACAGGTGAGTTTGCCAAAAGATATTCTAAGGTACAGTTTAGAGCTGTTGATGATGCATCTTATAATGAAATGCTAGAACAAAAAAGAGTTCAGATTGAAGAATCTTTATTAGCTACAGCAGAAGCACAGCTTGTACGTAAAATGGTAGACATGGGAATGGATCCTGCATCTGAAGAAGCACAACAACAACTTAATCCAGAAAATTTAAAAACATTACCAGAAATAGAAGACTTCTTTAGTAAGTCTTATAGAAGCATGGTAGAGGAATGGGCATCTCATACACTTGCAGTAGATGATGAAAGATTTAAAATGCAAGAACTTGAAGAAAGAGGATTTAGAGATATGCTTATTGCAGATAGAGAATTTTGGCATTTTAGAATGTTAGAAGATGACTATGATGTAGAGTTATGGAATCCAGTTTTAACTTTCTATCAAAAATCACCAGATCAAAGATATATTGCAGATTCAAATTATGCAGGTAAAGTAGATTTAATGACAGTATCAGATGTAGTTGATAGATACGGATATTTAATGGATAACAAACAATTAGAATCTTTACAGAAAATATATCCTGCTAGATCAGCACAGTATCAAGTAAACGGTTATCAAAATGATGGTTCATACTATGATGCAACTAGATCACATGAGTGGAATACTAATATGCCTGGTTTAGCGTATAGACAATTTGTAAGTAACTATCAAAATAATCCATCAGCAGGTGGGGATATACTAAGTGAAATTCTTGATGAGAATGAAGATGTATCTATGTGGGGTGAAGGAGGTTTAATGAGAGTAGCCACAATATATTGGAAGACTCAAAGAAAAGTTGGACACTTAACTAAAATAGAAACAGATGGTGAGGTAACTCAGGAAATTGTTGATGAAACATTTAAAATTACAAAGAAAGCAGTATTTGATACATCAATATTTAAGAATAAAAATAAAGAAAATTTATTAGAAGGAGAACATATAGATTGGATATGGATTAATGAAGTATGGGGAGGTGTTAAAGTAGGACCAAACCTTCCAGCTATGTGGCAATCTACAATGGGTGATAATATAAACCCTATATATTTAGGAATTAATAGAACTAAACCTGGCAGGTTGCCATTCCAATTTAAAGGAAACAATACTTTATACGGATGCAAGTTACCTGTTGAAGGAAGAGTATTTTCTGATAGAAATACTAGATCTACTTCATTAGTTGATTTAATGAAAGCTTATCAAGTTGGGTACAATATGGTTAATAACCAAATTGCAGACATTCTGATAGATGAATTAGGAACGGTAATCATGTTTGATCAAAATGCTTTACCACGTCACTCTATGGGAGAAGACTGGGGTAAAAATAATTATGCTAAAGCATGGGTAGCAATGAAGGATTTTCAAATGTTACCTTTAGATACATCAATTACTAATACTGAGAATGCCACCAACTTCAATCACTACCAGACTCTAAACATGGAGCAAACTAGTAGATTAATGTCAAGAATACAATTGGCAAATTATTTTAAACAACAGTGCTTTGATGCTATAGGTATAAACCCACAACGTTTGGGAGGACCAGTATCAGCACAAACTGCAACAGGTGTTGTACAGGCTATGCAACAATCATATGCACAAACTGAAATGTATTTTGTACAGCATTCTGATCATCTAATGCCAAGAGTACATCAAATGAGAACTGATCTATCTCAATACTATCACAGTACAAATCCTAGCTTAAGACTTCAATACATCTCTACAGAGGCAGAGAAGGTTAATTTT